GAATTATCATATATTTGCCAATTTATAACAAATTTCTTATCTAATACTCCATTATTAGATTTTCTTATTATTGCATTTAATGCATTTACTGTATACAATGTATTTGTTTCTTTCTTCCTATGTATCATAATTGTGTTAGGAGTCTTTTTATAATCATCTGGTTCTACATTGTATGTGATATATAATTCTGAACCTTTTTCTGCATTTGCAAACACAAACATACGTTTTTCTGAAATAGTGTATGATTTTGATATATAATCAACAATCAAATCTAAATCCTTTCTATGTGCAAATGTGCATAATAATTGTGTTCTCAAATCTTTTCTCCTACGACGCTTTCAAATTTACACTAGTCATCGAATCTTGACTAGTTGCTTTTGGTTTAGTATTTGGCGCACCGATATTAAATTTATCTTTAAATATATCTGCTAAATCTTCTACTGAATTATTTTTACGCATTATAAAATAATCTTTATTATAATTTAATACCATAAATGCTTCCCATGGTTCTGAAGCTGCATAATATTGAAATTCTACTGCTGCAAATCTTGGAAGTAATTCTGCAATATCTAATGAGCCATCTGATTTAATACTTGGTACAAAAACTTCTGTTTCTAAATTTCCTTTGTAATTTTTATATAAACTTTTTACAGCAGTTCCATATATATCAGCAATTTGATTTGTTTTTAATTTCTTTTTTTTGATAAGATCTTTAAAATATTCATCAGCTAATGATGGCTTTCCAGATTTATAATATAATTGTATTCTATTATCCGATGTAACATCTGGAAAATTTTCTGGCAGTTCTTCTCCGTATGCAGCTGCTATAGCTTCAAATACTTTTAAAGCAACATCATATCCTGATCCATATCCGGACTGACCTCTCATTCGAAATCCTGAAGATTTTGTTTGAGTTGCTTTTAATTCTATTTCTATTCCTTCTGCTCCTACATCACCCTTAGTTGGTACATGTCCGCCTTTTAATATCACACGTAATATATTTTCTCCGGCTCCTACATTAACACCGCCTATTGCTGGCCTATAATTATATAACCAGTCTGCATATTCTTTTGAAAATCCAACTTTGTCTATTGTAGATTGTAAATTTCCTTCTGTTCCTAATGTATCAAAGTCAATACCTTGCACTTCACCAGCTATTAAATCTTGTAATTGTTTATAGCTATCCATTTCAACTGCTTTATCAAACATTATTTTTGAAGATGTATTATCAAAATTACGTTTTTCTAACCCTTTAATAGCACTAGTTTGTGAATTTGCACTATCAATTAATCTAGATATATATTGAATAAGTTTATCGGGCAGTGGTGTTTCTTTAATAACATTAATTAAATCACTTTTAGTATATCCTTCAGTTAATAACTGATTAGATAAAAAATTATATTCTTCTATAGAATGTTTCTTTTTAGAATCATCTACTAATTCTGCATCATGAAACGCCTGATCTAATTGATCTACTTCTTTTAAATTTTTATTAGTAGCCTTTTCATACTCAGTATATTTATCGCCATATGGTTTGTACCAACGTTTTGGTCCTGGATCTGTTTTATAATATCCTGAATTTTCGTTTACAAATATAGAGCCATTTATTCCGTTCTCTTCTAGAACTTCATGTAATATGTCCATTTCTGCCTTTGTATACGGTGATTCAGCGTAACCTTTTGGTAGTCTATAAAACCATTCGCGTATGATCGATTCTTTATCCATAGATATACTTTTTTTAATAAATATCAAGAAACCCTGGAAGTCATGTCCTGCATTTTATGATAATTCACACCAGCTTTTATTTTAACAGGATATTTATTGCTTTGTGACATTGTCTCTCGTAATTTTATTATCAAATCCTTACCATCTTTCATATCAAAATCAAACAATAAAGAATCATAAGTATATAGTACAAGTTCTGTATTATATTTATGTAGTACTCCATTTACCTCATTTATCACATGTAAATTGTTTTCTGTTTCAGAAGCTTGTAACAAATAGTTGAATAATTTGTTAGGATTCATTTCATGTAAATATTTGGCATATAATGGACGTTTAAAATAAGGAGTTTCTATATAACCTTGTTTTTTATAAGTTTTCCATAATTCATTTATATATTGTTTCACTTTACCAAAAAATGGAACCTTTTCAAAATCTCGATCTATTCCTCCATACAATAATCTAAATGTTATTTTCTTACTATCATCATATTCTTGTTCTGATATTTCTTCTTTACCAAAATATTGTCTAGCAAAATATTCATGAATACTTCCTTCTGGTAAATCATATCCTATTATATCTGCAATCAATCTTGGATGATATGCATCAAAATCCATTTCCAATAATGAACCTTGTTCAAATCTCGATACAAATGCTTCTCTACAACCATCTTCTTTATTTAGAGCTGCATAATTAACTCCGCCAAATTTATTTGATGGTCGGCCTGTAGTTGTCCATATGTTATATTCTGTATAGGCTTTATTATTAACAATTCCATTTGCTTTAAATTTTTCTGTAAATTTATTATAATCAATTTGCAATCCCGTTCTTTCTATTGCATAAAAATTATCAGTCACCATTCTTTCATATGATTCAAACTCTTTTGTTAATTCAAATGTAGAATAATATTCCATAAACTTTTTTCTCATTCCTACACATCTTTCAATATGTCTTGTAATTGGTAACCAATCATGTGTATTCGTTTCATTATGCCACCACTTGTTCCAAGCATTATGTGCTGCAGTATTTGTCTCATCTAATGGCAACATACTATGATTTTGCCACCATGCTGTCATGTCGGCATCATAACACTTAATTGAACTAAAATTTGCAAAGCGTTTCTTAGCTAATACATATATCTCATGAGGACTTGTAAGGTCGTTTAGATGTTCTATATTCAAGTTAAAGCAATCTTTATGACGAAAGGGTATAATATAATCTAAATCTTCTAATATAGAGTATATATAAATAAAACTTATATGATTATTCATAAAATGTTGAAAAGGATCTGAATACATAGGTATCCAAAATGATGGCCCAGATTGTAATGATTTACAAACTCTCTGTAACTGAATTTCTTGTTCTATAACTTGCATTAATTAAATATAACAATAATATTTCAAATATCCTAATTAATAAAGTGAATTATTAGTTGATGTTTTTGCTTTCCAAGATTGACACCAATATAAATTTCTTACAACAGATTGCCACTTTTTACAAAAGTTATTATTTCTAAATTTACAATTCATACAAGCTTGTCCTTGTTCTTGCGGTATGTTATATGCTGCCGGAAGTTTAGTTGGTATTGGAGTTCCATCTGGGTACATTCGTTCTTGCATACGCTGTTCACCTCTAACAAATTGCATCGAATTTTGTAAATATTTTTTTAATCCTGGGTTTTGAATTGATTGAATTTCTACATTGCTTTTATTAATTGAAGCAGCATCTAATCCCGTTAACATCCATTGTAGTTCAAATCTTTTATATAATAATTTATTAATACCAACCTTATTTTCTCTATTTGTTGATTTATATTGATCTTGATCTATTTCATATATTAATGATGGATCATTTATTTTTTGTACAAAGAATCTTTGAAACTGACCTCTTTCATAATCTTCTTCATCAGGTTCAGGATAAAAAACTACAGGTAAAGTATGTCTTACATATTCGCGACGAGTTAATTCAAAATATTTTGTTGAATTTTCATATTTAAATTTTTCTGCTTCTTTTCCTTCTTGTAGTATTAATACTTGAGATTCAGGTGAAGGATTTGGGCCTGTTAAAAAAGTTCCATTTGCAATACAATATGAGCCTTCATATGGTTCTAATGAATCTTGAAGAATAAATAAACCTGTTTGCGCGGTTAGTCCACTTACGACTGTATTTGCTGCATAATATAATTGTCTTCTTTGTCCCATGTTATTTGCTTAATAAATGACATTGTGTTTTTAAACTAGTTGTCCAGTCATTACCTTTAATAGTATGTGTTGCTTCTAATGTTACAAACGAAACAGATACGCCACCTTTTCGATATTTACCAGGTAAAAATTTTGAATTAACTACATCTCCAAATCTAAATCCAGAAGTACCATCTACTTCAATATCTAATTGTAATGGCCATATATGATCATCTATAGGTCCCTTTTCTGTTTCTGATTTAGATCTAAATTCAACTAATGTTTTAAATGCTGCTGCTAACGCATCACATGTTTCACTTTCAAAATCATCATATGATAATCCTTCTTGCATTAAATCTTTAATTGTTGCATATGCATCAGCTTTTGCTTGATTAGCTTCGTTACGTGCTTTTGCCTTTTTTGCAACTTCTTCTGCCAATTCTTCTGCAGTTTGACCACTTCCAGCTGTTGTACCTCCATTTGCTACAGCATATGCATCATTGGCTGGTATATCACATTTTACAGAACACTTTCTTGTTATGCCATCGCCGTTAATAGGATCAAACATCGTTTCTCGTATTCCGGCGCCATCGCCTGATTTTGATACTATATGTTGTTCTTTACTATTATCCGGATCTTCCATTGTTTTTAATTGTACTAAACCACCGGTTGCTGCAGATATATCTGAAAATAATTGATCTAACAAATTTTGTAAAGTTTGTTTAGGCCTTGTACTTTTAGTTCCGGAATCAGATGTCGATTTATCACTTTTCTTAACAGCTCCTTTATCTTTTGCTGAGCCGAATAATGTTGATTGGATATAATCATATGATATTAATATTTTACTATAATCTGCTGTCGATCCTTTTAGACATGCTTTTGCATTACTAGAAAAATCTAATTTAGTTTCGCTATCATTTACATTACCAGATGATCCATAATATCCTGGACCTCCGGCAGATCCAGCTGTTCCTCCTGGTAACACGATATTCATTGGATATGCACTACCTATACTAGGTATTGCATGACGGCCAGTTGATACTGATCCATTACATATTAATTTTCTTCCGGACATTTTATTTGCTAATCTTGGAGCTATCACATATTTTTGTAATGTCTCTATAAACCATTCTAATGTACAATATATTTTTTTTGATGCATCTCCGGTAATCAATCCAAGTGCTTGTAATGCTTTATATACTAATCTCATTACCATACCATCAGGTGTTATAGAATTAGGATTATCAATAATTACTATATGTCCATTTGCTCTAGTTGTCCAATTATCAATATCAACATTAGCTAATAACCCATTTCCTTGAGCTACATATTTTAAATATTGAGCGATTGTAGTAACTGGCTTTTTAAAAAATCCTCCGGATACAATTTTTAAACCTGTAAATTTTCCCTGGACATCTATTTCAACTTCATTCATAAAAGGTCCTGGTCCATATGCTCTAAATCCACATGCATAATTATTATTCTCATCTAATGAAAAATTATATTTACAAATAACAAAATCTGTCAATGTCATGCTATCCGATGTATCTGCATACCCTACTTGAATTTTTACCTCTGTACTTGGCCGTAACATTGCTTTTTCTAATGATTCAAATGTAGATCTTCTTAAACATGTAAATGCTACATCTACGGTACGTAACATTCCAAAATCTGATCCTTCTGTAATTTTAACAGAATCTAAAATAACATCTGGTTTACCTTCATTATTTGCATATAATGTATCATATGTATTATTTTGTAATGGTAATGTAATGCCACCTGCAGTTACTTTAACCCATGCATTACGGCGTGTTTTTGGTTTATAGTAATCTGTACCATTTGGTGAAAAAGAATCTTTATATTCTTTTTGTCTTTTAAGAACTTTACCTCGAGCTGCAGATGTTTTTTGAAAATATGACATTATCTTTCTTCTTGTATTTGTTGATATCGTTCACGTAAATCTGTTATTAAATTATCCGGTGGTATCCGTAATTGTATACCAGGTGGTACTACTAATGTACCTTTTCCTAAATTATTAGCTATAGCTAATATTATCCAATTTCTAGAATCTCCATAAAATTCATGAGCTAATAAATCTAAACGATCGCCTTCTCTTGAAAAAATATAACGATCTTCAAATGTCTTTTCTATGGTTGGTAATACTGTCGTATTATAACGTTTTTGTTCTTGTTTACTAAATTCATATCTATTAAATGCCATTTACTATCTCCTATTACTCTGATGTTGGTTTATATGAAAATACAGCTGTCTTATAATCAGGTCTTTGTATTCCTATCCAGCCTAATGTCATAGATACATTTGTATACAATGGAACTTGTTGCCCATTTTCTAATTCCCATGGAGTCTCATTATCCCAGTCATATGATAAATCTTGTACATACATAGGAATATCATTATATAAATCTCCAATTGTCACTTTACAATACGTTCCTGTAAAACCACTCTTTGCATAAATTGGATATGTTAATTTTGCTAATTCATCTAATTTTCCCCAGACTGGATTTAGTTCTGCTTTAGACATTACCGGAACTGCAAAATCTAATGCTATACTTCTTCCCCAACCACTTAACATTATTTTTGCATCAGCTCTCCCCTGATCTTGTTTTTCATCCCATTGCGGAGCAAATGCATCTGATACGTTGCTCAAAAATGCTCTAAATATAATTGGTTTTTGTGTATCAGCAGCTGTATCAGTAATTCGTAATGGTGTAAATTTAAATTTTATAAGATCTTTAACGGTATCATAATCACTAAATGCTTCTATACTTTGAATTGGATCAGTTTGATTTGTATCGATACCATACTTTGAAATTCTTGTATTAGTATTTTCATAGTTTGTATTATCTTTAAAAGATTTTTTTACATTGCCTACATCTCGTACAAGATTTGGATATTCAAGTGCTTTATATGAATGAATAGCATTTGAAGATTCATTTAATCCTCCCCCATCAAATGGCTTTTCTTGTCGTTCTGGTTCTATATGTGGTGCAACCGGATTGATTTCTGTTGTCTTTTTTACTAATGGATTTTCTTCTTCTGTCTTATCATATGGTACAGGATCTCCTTCTATTAATCTATAATCATTAATTGCAACTGTATTTGCATCTCGTCCGGCTGAGGTTGTTTTAATTTGTTCATAAGTGTTAGTTTTGTAATATGTTTTGCCAATATTTTCAACTCCCGAATCATCTGCTGTAGTTGCATTTCCTCCTCCAGTTTCTGGAATTTGTAATTCTGTTTCACCTTGATATTGATTATCAGTATTCCATCGAAAAAATTTCTCTCCAAAACTAGTATTATAAGTTGTTTCAGCACCACCTATACCAATCAAACTAGTTAATTGTGCTGTTATTCCACCTGGTAATCCGCCGTATGGAGAACTTTGATTTTTTAAATCAGTCATTGTAGTTCGAGTATGAACAGTTCTGCCTATACCTAAAATTGATCCTGGTCCTTTTAGCGCAGTTAATGCACTCCAAGTTTGGCCAATAAATCCACCTCCTTGTTCATATTGATCATATAATTTAATTATTCTTCCAGCTTTTGGTCCAAGTATTATATTTGATGCCCTTTGAAGATTTTTTATTCCGCCATATTCTCCACCGCCGCCTGTTGGTAAAGATGTTAAACTAGAATGTCTTGTAAACTTACCTACACCTAATAATCCTCCTACAAGAGCTTGACCTGGTGCAGATAAAGGATTATATAGTTGTGTTGCCGGTAAATTTAATGCAGTGCCGGCTAAATTTTCTATATTAGGATTCATTAATTGATAACCAAATTGTCGAGCTAAAAATCCTATACCTCTTGGCGAAATTAAAAATTTACCTATTCTTGCTGCATCAATTGCTGATCTTTCTGCAGATGTTAATATGCCGGCTCTAGGCAAATCAAGAGTTGAAAATATCTTTCCTACTGTCGTTTCTCCTAAACCCCAACGTTGAGGGTCAGATGATCCTTCTCTTTGAATACCTCGTAATATGAAAGGTTGTTTTACATAACCTGGATTTGGAGTTGCATCATCTCGTAAATTAAATTTATTATACATGTCATCAATAGGTGAATTTTCTGTATAAGTATTTGCTAGTCCTGAATTACCAAATTTAACGCCATACGTATCTCCATATTTTGAATCAACATTAAATCCTGTTCTAGGAATATCAAAAGAATGGTTTCCTCCTGGAAATACTGTTCCGGAACCTAATTGGGCTGCTCTACTAGCTGCACCACGTGTTGAAAATGTAACATCATCTATAATAAATGAATCGCCAGCAAATCTAGTTACAGGTGATAATGTTGAAACTCCTTGAAATCCATATCCACTAGTTTCAACAAATGGAATATTATCTACTCCCTGAAATTTTGTATCTGTATAGTCAGCATTAGGTTTATATGGACCAGGTGATTCCTTTCCATACCAACTAAGATTCGATTTTAAGTCTTTTAATGCCATATTTTATATAAAGCTCTTTTTAGCAGAAATTTGAGTACTTATTTGTGATACTTGAGCATCACCTATTACTACTGCTGGTGGTGTACCTACTGCTGCTAATATTTGATTTAATACATTTATTACTCCAGACATATCTGTGCCTGCTTCAATTGCTCCTCCTAATCCATCTTCTGCTTTGCTAATACTCCCATCTGCTTTGATAAATTCTGTTGTTGGTCCATTTGGAGCTACACGTGCGCCTCTTGGCAATTGGACTAATTCCGGTCCTCCTTCTCCTACTAATGTTAATCCACCTTTAGCTGTTCCACCTTTAGACATTGCTTCAGCAGGAGCTGATTCTCCTCCTTCGTCTCCGCCTCCTCCACCAAAGATTTTCTTAAATATTCCTATAAATGGTTTTATAGGAGCTAATATAAAATCTACTAACATTTGGCCGGCGCTTTTTATAGCCTCACCCATGCCAGTAAATAAACTTGATACATTATTTACTATTCCTTCTATAAGTCTAAAAGGAGCTAACATAACCGTTTCTAATATTCCTCCTATAAATAAAAATGCATCTCCTATTCCATTTATAATAAATGATATAGCGTTAAAAATAGTTTCTAATACAAATACAATTGGCTTTATTACAAATCCAAGTATTTTTGCTATAACTTGTATTGCTACTTTTATTGGAGTCAATGCAAATTTAAATATTTTACTAAACGTTGAAGATATACTTTCTAATATACTATTACCACCTTCTAATTGTTTTCCAAAAATATCATTGAATATATCTCGAATAGGCTGTAATGCTGCAAATATTTGTTTAATAAAGTCAAAAGCTATTTGCATTGGCAAGAATGCTAGTTTAAGTGAAAATCCTAACAATTCAATGCCTGGCATTAACATATCAAGAACCATAGATGTCACATCAATGAGAGGTTGTAATGCATTCATTACAGTTTGTTTTAATTTTGCAAAAGTAGCTGACATTTTTTCTGTTGCTTGTAAAGATGCCAATTTTTGTTGTGCTTCTTCTGCAGTTAAATTAGCTAATTCTTGTGCAGATAAATTCATACCAGATAGTTTAGCAATTTCTTCATCTGTCAATGCACCTTGAAATTCTTGTAATCTTAATGCCTTTTCTATTTCAGCAACTTCCATTCCCATCATTTTTGCTAATTTTGCTTTTTCAACACCACGCATATTTTCAAAATCATTAATATCACCTACTTGTTTCATCATTTCTTTTGTTGCACCTGCTATATCATCATTAAGAGCTAATTCTCTTGCTTTATTTAAATTAATTTGTTTTCCAGTCATTGCTTGAAATTCGAATTGGGCTTGCATGCTAGATTCAATATCTAATAGTCCATCTGCTATACTTGCCATATCATCTAATGATACTCCTAATTTAGCTGCTTCAACTGCCGCCTTCGCTAATGCCTTAGGATTTCCAGAAAAATGTTTTGCAACTTTTGCAGCATTTTTTGCAATATCTGCTTGAACCTTACCCATATCAACACCTGCTTTCATTGCTTCAAGATTTACCTCTCTTTGTAAATCTAATGCCTCTGTTTGCGAAGCTCCTAAATTCATAAATGCAGCTGTTGATTCTGCAGCTTGTTCTGCACCATATCCAAATGCCTCACCTAAGTTAGCTACTTCCATTGCTGTTTCTGCATTTATTCGTCGACTATTACCTAATTCTCCATTAATTGCATTTTGTACTTTTAATATTTCTTTATAATTTACAAGTTGATTTTCTACACTTGTTGATATTTGTTTAGCTGCTACAACTTGTTGTTTTGCTCGAGCTACACTAGTTCCTACTGCCTCTGCTTGTTCTTTATATGCTTTAGTCTGATCAAATGCAAGCTTTGTTAATAATGCAACTGTTGCTATAATTGCCGCTGCTAATAATACATATGGATTTGCTAAGGCAGTTGCATTAAATGCTCCTTGGGCAGCTGTAAGTCCTTGTAGTGCAGTGCCTCCTTTCATCATGGTAGATACCATTGCACTAGTAGCTTCTCCTGCTGCCTTTTTTACACCGTCAATTGCTGCATCCACACCAAAAAATTGAGATAACATACCTCCTCCTGGAATATAACTTAATACTTCATCGAACTGTCCTTTTATTGCATCTAATCCTTGTTCTGCTAAATCATATCCTAATTGTGCCTTTGCCTGGTTAGCTTCTAATGCTACCAATTCTTTTTGTCTAATTCTTAAGTTATCTTTAAGTAGTAAACCTTCTTCTAAAGAAATTTGTTTAGTTTTAACAGCTTCAAGTATACTTGCTCTTTGTTGTGCTACTAATCCTTTAGCCTTATCAATTCGTTCAGAGCCTTTTGTAACTAAATCTTTTTCAAGACTTTGTATTTGAGACATAAGACGATTTGTTTGACTATTTAAATCGTTTTGTGTTTTCTTTTTTGCTGCTATCTCATCAGCTAACTTTTTTTGTTTTTGTTGTTCTTTAGTACGAGCCTTCTCTTCAACTTGAAGAGCTTTAGCAGCTGCAACTGAATCTCTGAGTACTTTTAATGTTTTAATTTTTTGATCGTAAATTTGTTTTTCAATTTTGAATTGTGATTCTTCAGATAAACCTAAATCTTTAGAAGCCTTTAGAGCTTCTTGGTATAATTTTATTTGTGCTTTTGTAGGTCCTTTTGCCATAATAATTTATCAATTTATTTACGATAACCATATTTAGTTGGTTTAAAACCTTTTTTTCCTTTATCAGTACATAAAAAAGAATCTGGATTTCGTTTACAAAAACTTACTAATGAATCTTGTGCACGATCACGTGCTTGTTGATAATCAGCGATTGCAGCTTGAAGATCTGGTGAATCTTTAAGATCTTTAGCAGTTTTCTTTAAGATTCTATCCATTTTCTTTTTAAATAGTTGTGATATTATTCTAGATAAAAATGTTGCCTTTTCATTAACTAATTGATTATTAAAATCAATTTCGTTTAACATCTTTTTTTCAAATTCATTTGTAGTCATAGCCGAATCCCGTATTTAATATAAATATCTATTTACGCCGGAATTTAGGTGGAGTTGCACTTTTAGTATTGGCTGGTGCTTTATTTCGTTTATTTTCTTCTTTTATGACTTGATTAATGCTTTGAATATAAAATACTCGTAACCATACTGGTAAATCGTATACATCAGACCATGTAAATCCTCCCTTTCCATGATATACAAGATCAAATATTTGTTTATGAAGTGTTTTCCTATAACTAGGACTGAGGCCAAAAAAAGCTAACGTCGATAGGAAGGTCCATATCAAATGGTTCACCTGTTTCCTGATCGACGATCTCTATTTTTAAATTAATATCTGGGGATACATTTTTTATATATGTACGTAATGCACGAGAATCAATTGCAAGTAGTTCATTTTTTACAAAATTTCTAATCTTACTTCTATCTTCTTCTCCATCTATTGATGTTATTGAATGGATTAATCTAGTTGTTAATTCTTTACTTCCATATCCATCTTTTAATTTTTTTAAGCCTTTAAGTTCAGCATCAATAGCATTTTGATCTCTATGAGATAATACTTTAAAAGTTACTTTACGTTTACTAGTTGGTAATTCAAATTCAAAACTATTAACACCGGGAGTTATTAATTTTTCATCAAATGGCATATCATCAAAACTAGTTAAATCAACAGTTTCTTTTTGTTTTTCGCCAGAAGGTGTTGTGATAGTTACTTCATAATCTTTTCCATAACCTAATACCCTTGCTGCAACCATTACAGCATTTTTATCGCCATTTAACAAATCATTATATACAACTGGCTTTCCTTCTCCATTTCCTACTATTAATGCTTTAAATAATTTATCTAAAACTACTCCTTGTTTAATATATGATTGAGTTGTTAAAATATCTTCTTCTTTAGCTGTCATATATTTCATTTCTACCTTACCGCTGGATAATGTACTATCTTTTGAATATAATAATCCTTTTGAAGGTAATTCAACAATTTCTGTTGGAAATTTATTTGCCGATTCTGTTGAATTATTAGGCTGTCCTGCTTGATATTGTGCAGCTGCCATAGCTTTTAACTGATCATCTGAAACTTGCTTGTTAGATTTTGGATATTCACTATTAACTACTTTTGACATAAATTGTTCTCCTTTAATAACTTTATTTATAATAAATATGCCGTAATGTAAAAAATCCTACCGTATGGTAGGATTCTTTATGCTTTGAAATATTTCAATTAGAATTGCAGTATTGCATAATCATATTTAATAGTCAATTCAATTTGAAGTGGATCTTCTGTTGCCCAATCCATATCACCAAATGTTGCTGCTGATATAAATGCTCCTTTTAATGTCCACTCTTCAACTTTATCGCCTACTGGTCCTAATGTATTAAATGTAATATCCTTTTTATAAAAATCCGAATATCCATCTCTACCTGTTACAGATTCATGATGTAATCTTACCCATTCCATAACAGCCTGCGCTCCAGATGGAACAACTGGGTCATATAATGTAACGGTTACATCTTGCCATCTAGTTTTACCTTTCAACTTTCTTTCCACATTGATATGGTCAAGTATAACTTCACCTTGATCTAATGATGGTCTTGAAGCAGCCTTAACAAGGTATGCTGGTATGCCTTCTATATACATAATAAACCTATTAGCCATCTTTGGCTCATAAGCCGTATAAAATATTTCGGTCGGGTCAAGTAATTCTGCCATCTTTTTTACTCCTCTTTAATATAAATATCCATTTTTCTAATTTTTATTCAGGAAATGAAGCCCCTGTTGGTAAAATGTTGAAATCAATTATAATAAACTCAGCTGTCTTAGCAGGCTGAAGGAATATTTGACCTCTCATTTCATTTCTGTCTATAACATCTGGTGTATTAGTTGTTTCATCCATTACAACTTTAAATGCAAATAATCCTTGTCTTTGTTGTACACTTTCAAAATATGGATTAACTATACCTAAAAATCTGTTTCTAGTTGCTGCTGTATTATTTTCAAATACTAAAAACTTAGTTGTACTTGCAATAAATTTCTTAGCTGCAATTAATAATCTTCTAACATTTACTCTATCTAATGCAGATGACTTTTTCTGTAATGTTTTTTGTCCAAATACTGTTACTCCTGCATTTGGAAAAGTTGCAATTGGATTAACATTAGCTTCATATAATGTATCTCTATTAGCATGAGTTAATTTTCTTTCTGTTTGAACTGCAATATCAATTCCACCTCTATTTAAACCTGCTGGTGCAAACCATGGAGCAGCAACTCTATCATTAAATGAATATACACTTGGTATTACTGTTGATGCTGGCACCCATACATTTCTTCCTATATCTGCATCTGGTATTTTTACCCATGGCCAATACATTGCAGCATAATTTGAATCTCTTGATTCTGCTTGGGTTACTGCATTTGATAAACCTGCATTATACAATTGAGGATCTATTACTGCAAAACAATCACCTCTATCTTCACACATTTGAACTAATTCCCCAATTGTTGTTCCATGCTTAGAATTAACTAATCCTGGTGCTACAATTAAATTAATATCATATTCATCCTGATTCTTTAACAATTTAATTGCATCTGAATAACTATTTCCTCCATTTGATGCTACATCAGGATTCAATCCTTGTACATTTGTATCTTCTATATTTTCATACATTTTTCTAGGATGAATTACATTACCTGTAGAACCATTACTAAATGAACCTGAACCTACATCTGGTAATGCATTTGTTAATGAAGCATCTCTTATATTTCCATTTTCATCTAAATAATTATATGTATTTTTATGAACTTCAACTCTAACATATGCAGATCTATTTTGATAATCTCCTGTCAATTGAAGAAATGGATCAGTTCCGCCTGCTCCTTGTAAGGTAAAGAATTGATCTCCAATTCTTCTTGCAATGTAATCAGTTGAATTAGGATCTAAACTAACATTATTATATTGTTCAATTAATTTTTTTCTTTTGCTTGTATCATCACCTCTTCTTATTTGTAAATCAAATGTTCCTTTTGCATTACTTACTCTTGTAATTTCCCATCTTATATTATTTGCTGAACCTGAATGTAACAAGTTATTTGTTCCTTCTGGTCCTGCACTATTTTGATCATCACCTTCTGATAATGTATGTAATGTAAATACTTTGTTTGTTGATGTTGCATCTGTTCCACCTTGAACGTTAACTGGAATTGCAAAACCTGTTGTTGTTGTTGCAATACTAGTACCATATGTATTACCACCTGAACCAGTATGAACATTTAATGCTAATACTCCACCTGATGATCCCGATATTCCTACAACATTCGCTGCAAATGAAGCAGATATTCCTTGTCCTGTTGTTCCATTTAATTCATTATCATTTATTGCAATTGCCAATTGTTCTGCAACTGTTGTTGTTGTTGTTGCAGCTCCATCATCGTCTACAAATTCAACAAATATTTGAGTTGCTGTATTTACTAAACCTGCTGATTCAGATACAAATGCATAATCAACAGTTCCAATAGTAACTTCATCCGGTATAGCTGAAGCAGCTACTGACCCTGATGGTACATGTGCAATTGTCAATGATCCAGATGATTTTGTTGAACCTACTGTATTTGATCCTGATATTATACTTTGAGCTGTACTTGCATTATCTCCAGCTACTCTTACAACTGTTAATGTATCTGCATACTTAAGATATTCTTGTGCAGCATAGTTAGTTAAAAATTTATATGAATTTTCTGTTTCTCCTGAACCTGATGAAAATGGTCCACCAAACTTATTAACAAATTCTGAATAACTAGATACTACTGTTGGTATCCCAATTGGTCCTTTTGTTGTCGGTCCAACAACTGCTGCGCCTATAGCAGCGACACCTGCCGGTAAAAACGACTGGTCGACTTCGTTGGTAAAGACACCTGGTGATATGATTTTTTCAGCCATTACTATGCTCCTCTTTTATTTTCTTATAAATATGTAAAATATGACTTAAACAATCAGTTTGACGGAATAAACTCTCCATTCGTCAAATCAACTGTTCCAGCGCCATATTTTTCATTTAATTTTTGAACTAATTCTTGTTCTTGTTTTTGAAGATTCATAAAATCTTCTTTTGCTTTATTTTTAAAATCTTCTAACGCATTTAATCGTTGAGAAGTTAATAAAAGTTCTAATTCGAGTTGACCAAATTCATGAATTTTTTGTGAATTTGCTTCACGTAATTTTTCAATTTGATCTAATTCTTCTTTTGTAAATTTTTTAGTTTCTGATATAACTTTCCTCTATATTTTTATACTTATATAAATATAAAGCTACAATGTCAAACTATTCATTTCTATAAAATTTATCACCAGTATGATCTTTATATCCATCCTTTGGTGGTGATGATACATTTGTTGAAAACGATTCTGTTTCTGATTTGAATGTAACACGTTTAATAGAATAAGCTTTTTGAATTGTTGATTCTCGTAATTCATCTGGCATTAATAAACATGCTTTAGTTGTGATTGGTAATGTACATCTTACTATTCTATCTTCTCCTGAAGCATTCGTAGTTTCAAATGTATAATCAGAAATGAAGGTTGGAAACTTCCACGTTGTACCCCAAGCAAATCCATTTTGTGGCATTATCTGTTCTACCACTGAATTCATTTGTTCTGTATATTCTGTCCATAATAATATTTCATATGACACATCAATAAATTCTGGGATTGCTGTTACATAATATTCATTTAATTTTTTCTTTGGAGAATTTTGTAAAACTGAAAATCTATCATAGCGATTTATGGTTGTATGTTTATTTTGTAAAAGTAATGTATTTCCTAATGGATCTTTATTAACTCCTAATGTTTTAAGTGCATCT